TATTAGATATTGTTATTCTCATAGGATTTCATCCTTTAGAGCCATTGGCCTTTCTTCTAGCCGCATTAAGAGCTCTATTCTGATTTAGAATATTCCGCTTACTCATTTTATTTCCATTCTGAGCTTGCGAATTTTTCTCACTACATACTCTGATCAATGTCATTAATCTATTAAAATGCCATTTATCATACTCTGGTGGTATTTGTTGTGTTATCATCCAATAATAAACTAATTCAGATGTAACAACTTCTCCTTTTCCTGCTTTTTTATTATTCTTATCATTAAACCATGTAGCAGTCATAGGATTATCAATATATTCATTGATTTCTTGTAGTATGTCATCTGGTATATGTTTATATATGTCTGGATCTACATTTTGTGTAATCGTCATACATCTGATATAATCTAACATCATATCATTTGTTTTTTCAACTTTATCATCTAAAAATGGAACATGCCATTTAGATTCCCATTTTGCAATTGCCACCAAAGAATGTTCTATTTTTATAGTTGTTCCTTTAATATTAAAAAACTTATCGGGTGGTATAAATAATTCTTGATCAGGTATTGTTATTATTTTCGGCATTTTCTTTATTCATAGGAACAACCTTATTTTCTTTTTCAAGTAAGAATTTTTCATATTCTGTGGTATCATATCCCATTTCTTTAAGTTTTTCAATGGCCTCTTCTTCCTTCATTTCCGGAACATTTACACCTGAAACTATACCATTAATAAACTTTGCCTGGAATTCGGAATCTGATATAAGCTTCATAAACATCTCAGAATAAGCTTCAGATTGTTCAAACTCCTCTCTAAGTTTGGCAGTTTTTATAAATCGTGTACCGTCTTCAGATTTAATACCATAAGATTTTAATAAGAAATTCTTAAATATATCAACTATTTTAGCATTATCTTTAGTTGCTATAAGCATCTTGAGCATTTCCTCAACACCTGCTGTTGTTGAGAGCTCCATTTCCATCATTTCTGCTTTCGAAAGATTAAAATATAACGTTTCTTTTCTATTATTACCATTATAATCAGTATATTCTATTTCAGTTTTAAACATGAGTATCTTTTCTCCTTTCGTTTTTAAAAAAGAGGCATTGATTACTACTCATTTTGAAGATTCATCAATGCCTCTTAAATTTTAATTAACCATTAACTGACAGAATTGAAATAACTTCATCAGGAAGTGGAAGACGTGCAGTTGTTGCTTCTGTAGCAGGAACCGCAGGTGTTTTAAGAGTATAATATGTTCCTGTTTTAGTTTTAAGAACATAATAAGTTTTACCCTGATCCATCGTTGAATCCTGAGTTACGGTATATACATAACTTCCGGCCGATCCAGATCTCTCGTAATATGTAACATCCTGCTGGAATGATTCGTCAGCTGTAGCTTCAAATATCTCAAATACAGAATAAGTTGATCCATCAAGTGTATAATATGTCTTTGTAGGGTCAAATGCGGCAGCTGTATCTTCTTCATATACTGCGGGAGATCCTTCCGTTGCGTTTGTTCCATAAAGAACATCCTCGAGAGCAGTAAGACGAGCTTTAGCTTCATCTCCGATAAATTTAGTACTATCTACGGTAAGAATTGATGTGCTCTTATATCCATTAATATTAACGGGTGTTGTAGAAATACTATAACTAAACTGAAGTGCTTCAGGACTATCATTTACAGTATTATAAGCTCTCTCAGAAGGGGTGGCTTTACAACCATAAACAAGATGAAGCTTATAACCAAGATCATCAGTTATATCGTTACCGATCTTAGTTCTATAAGAAAGTCCAAAAGTCTTTCTACTCTGCTGATGAACCATAACACCTGATACAGGCTGTGCTGAACCATCACACTCTTCCCACTCATCAGGATATGTAAAGCACTCAAGAGTTGCTCCGAACTCTTCTGCAGAAAGTAGATCAAGATACTTAATATTATCTGCATACTGAGCATTTGACTCTGCTCCGGAAGGAGACTCTGATACAGAAGTCAAACCATTCCAAGCAACGCCACTATCATAAGAATTTGTTGAGGTATTGTACGGATACAGAACACCGTGGTCAATACCAGTTTCATAGAATCTCTCACCTGTCTGATCCCATAAAAGTTTGCTCATATTTATTTCCTCCTAGAAATAAAGATTAAAAACATCATGAACTAGATTATCTGTCTTAAATTCTCTATCAAAAGTACACATTGGTAATTCTAATAGTTTGTCAAGATATTCATCATTATCTGCTGTTTTTGTTATTAAGGTTACTGCATATCGCTTTGTTGTAAGATATGGATTATTATCTGCATATGTTTGCAAAGCGTTAGATCTTTCATAAATTATACAAGGATATGTAAGCTTAAGATTTTCAGGCGGTTGATAATACACCTTATTATTAGGCCCCATTATTTCTTGTAGAATTTCTTGTAGCTGACTCCAGGTCTTCATGATATAAGCCTCCCATAGATAAAATTAGTCTAGGATATTGACCTGCATCAACATCTGTTACAGACCAAAGAGCCCCTTGATACTCAATACATCTAATTTTAAAGAAATGATCTCGAGCATAGGGGTCGGCTACTATACTTATTTGATTAGATAATGTTATAGTTTCATTAATATTACTTCCCGAAGAATCTCTTTTTGTATTACGTAATATATCACCATAATATTCCATAAAAATAAGTTTCTCTTCCATAAGACCTGGCTTGGTTTCTACGGTTTCAAAGTAGCCGACTTTCCCATGATATCTCATTATTCACTCCTCATTTTGAAGGTTTTATCCTTCTGTTTTAGTCGAATATGCTGTTCCATTAATGGTTACTGTTTCTCCAGTAAGAGAAATCTTGCTAGCTATCATCATATCTGTAGAAAGAATTATTACCAGCTTTCCTTCCTGAAAAGCTCTAAGAGCATCTTCTGCTTTTACCTGATTAACAAATCCTTCTTCTTTATAAAGCTTATGATCAGCTGCTTTTGCATATACTACATAACCACCAACGTGATCAGAAGTACCTTTTTCATAAATTTTTTCTAAATTCATTGCTGCCATAATTATTCATCCTCCTATGATCAACCATTAGAAACTTCGGTCTCAAATACCAGGGCAGAGAACGGAACGGTCAAAGCTCCAGAAATTCTGGTCTCGATCAGATATGTCTCCTTATTGTAATCAATATCGAAGTCATCAAACATATTGATGGCACCACCCTTATCAGCACCTACATTGTAGTCCTGAAGGTTAACCATGATACCAATAAGCTGCATGGTCTTTGCGTCAACTGTTCTTGTAAGATTATCAAATACCGGAACAGTAATGATATCAGATACACGAAGTTTGCTCTTAAGAGATTCGATCGACTCATAGATATATCTACCAGTAGTATCTGTTATAAGAAGCATATCTGCAAGAACATCTTCAGTTGTATAAAGCTTCGGATTACCAGAACCCTTATACAGCTTACGATTCTTGATCATGGCTCTAATATTAGCCTGAGCCTTAGCATTATCATCAGCACCTGCTGCATAAGTGATCGGAACCTTTACAGAGTACAGCTCATCATCCTTCCAGATAGGACGAACATGCTCTTCACGAATCTTATCATCAGAAGAAGCAAGACGACCATCACCAACAAGAATTGCACGAGCGATTTCCTCATCGAGCATCATTCTCATCTCGGCCTTGATCCATGCTACTACATCGAAATCAGTGATATCAATAATGTCATCGCGATCAAGTTTCTGCTTCTTATAAACAGTCTGAGGTGTGGTGCTTCTCTTAAGCAATGAGAATACTTCTTCTTTCTTATAGTTATCTTTGATATAACCCTTTGCACGAGCCTCATCTTCGCGGATATCTGCGAACATGCTCTTAATACGGCTATAAGGTGTATGATGAACTCCATTAAGAACTCCAGCGACCCAACCGGTATCTCTCTTGATCCATGCAGGGGGCTCATTAAGATTCTTAGCTTCCGGGAAAAGCCAATCGATATCGGTAATTCCATGAGAGAGTGCAGAACTCTTCAGTGATCCAACATTACTAGCATCTGCAAGGATGGCATCTGCCGTATCATCATCGATACCATGCTGAAGATACTCGTACTCATTCTCAAATACATTTTTGTGCATTTTACTTCCTCCTATAGCAGACTGGGCGATTTCTTCATCATCTTCTTCGTCCTCGTCTTCATCTTCGTAATCATCATCTTCGTCATCAACAGTTCCATCCTGAGCATCCTGAACTCCTTGCTCATATGCCAACTGCATCAAACCATCAACAAGTTCGGCCTGCTGATCATCAAAACTTTCTAATATTTCACCAACTTCAGGATCTTCGTCATCCTCATATTCATCTTCTTCATAATCTTCATCATCTTCATCGTCATCATGATAAAGGGAATCATCGTCATCCAAGAAGTGAGCAAGTTCTTCACTTATTGAGAATGGCTGTTTGAAGCTAATAATTGCTTCATCTTCAACATCTTCATAAGTTCCATCAGAGTGCTGAAGAACTGGAAAATCGATCGTTGCTCCAGGATTTGCTCCTGCAAGAACAAGTGATACTTCTCTTATAGCACCATGAAGTACATCTTTTCCTCTCTTAACTAACTTGTTAGCAAAGATCGAAAGAGAGGTAATATCTCCATGAGCAACAAGAGCTTTGGCCATCTGACCCTTTTCAGTATCGTTGAAAGCGCCATAGCAATAAACGCCATCTTCACGATTCTCAAGAAGGGCATGACCGAGAACGTTTCCAACATCATTGTGATCATGCATATACACAAGGGGTACAGTAATACCATCACAATCCTTGAAAGCATCCTGACGTATGGTTAAGCCATCAGCGCAAGTAATATCATTGCGTGTAGCCCAACCGCTAAAATCATAACCTCTACTCATTTTGAAGCTTTCCTCCTTAAATTTTTGCCAATTCCGACAAACGCATATCTCCGACTCCATAATCATTGATTATTCGTTTTGATATGTTGTTTTGAGGTTGAAAATTGGCGCCTTCTTCTGTTGACATTGGCATCATATTTGTTGCTTCCTGATTTAAGTTCTTGTTTCTAAGTTCATCGGCCCTTGGATCATCCACTGGCTTCCAACCTATAACGGATCTCATCTCATTAGAAGAAGCAATCTCATTACGTGTAAACTTATCAGCAAGTTCAGCAATATTATTAATAGGAGTATTCTTAAACGGATCTT